CAATGATCGTTTCCTCAACGTAACTAGAGGAAGAAAGGGAACAACTGCACAGTTCTGGGCAGCAGGAACGTTCCTGAGACAAATTCCAGAGGTTGTATCTGTTGCATCCGTTGGTATTGTTACAATCGAAAGCGAAAGCGATGTCACTATGGTTAGTGCATCTGCTGCAGCAGGTGGATTTGAAAGAAAAGTACAGAGACAGGTTGCTGCCCCTGCAGACTTCTCCATCAATGTTGTAACACCTGAAATGGTAATTACTCCTCCACCAGGAGGTGTGATTGATGGTTATCAAGAGACTGCTTTCCTATCAGATCCTCTAATTCAGAGAAATGGCAATGCTGTTGACCTTATTGATGTTGATGGTCAATATACTGTAGTTAAGAGAGACACAACTGAAGTTGAAATATTCAACAGTTTGTTCCGCGCAACTTCAGAGTATGTTGGTCAATACACCAGAACAAATGCTGGTCACACAATCAGTATGTTTGACGGCATCTTCGATCCTGGATTTGCAAATGTATCTGGATATACACTTGCGGATATTGATTTTTACTTCCCAACATTGAGGATTTCTGACTTTGCAGAAAGAGGAGATTCTAGTTATACACAATCTGGTCTCTACTTCAACTATGCTCCACCTTCTATCCAGAACCCAGTTACAACAACGATTACTACGGGAACAGTTCCATCTACACTAATTGTACAGGATACCACACACTTCCCATCTGAAGGGTATTTGTTCACCAGTAGCGGATCCGTTATCCAATATACTGGTAAACAACCAGCTGCATTCACTGGTTGTACACTGTTTAGAGGACCAGATGCGGTTGCAAATGGTGATGATGTCATCCCGTTCACAATCATCTAAATATTGCTATAAATATAAATAACTCAGGCACAAACATAACGTCGGATAAAGAAACCCATGGCTGCTATTATTTCTGATAAGTTTCGTATTTTTAACGCGAAACAATTCCTAGAATCCCTGACAGAGGGATCTTCCGCGACTGATCCAAATCGTACTAAGATGTATTTCTTTGTAGGTCGTCCGCAACCATGGAAGGCATACCTAGAAACTTATTCCAGAGGAACTGGTACATTCTCGGTAGGCGATGAAGTTTATGAGGGTACATACCCTGGAACCTTCCGTGCTACTATTGCTGCAGTTTATGATAGTGCCCTGATCCTGACCGACGTATTTGGCAGCAATGGTATTAATTCCGCTCCTAGTGCTGGTGCTTCTCTAGCAGTCCGCACTGGTGGAGATGGAACTGCTGGATCTGGTTCCGACGTTACAGACGCTACTGCTAAAGCAGGTGTCTATCGTTATGCTGACGAAAACGTTCCTCCCCTACCTCTAGACAACCAAAGAGAGAAGAGAAACCTATATGATGAACTAATTGCTGCTAAGCGTATTTCTGATGCTTTTGCAAGAACAGTTATCAGACGTTACAACTGGGATACCAATGTCAACCCTAAGTTTGACATGTGGAAGCCTGATTACTCTGCTACCCCTGGTGGTGGCGGTCAAGTGGGTAAAGCAGGTGTTACTGGTGCTACCAGCATTGCTGATGCTAAGTTCTACGTAATGAACTCTCAGTACGAAGTATTCAAGTGCATCTTCAACGGAGAGAAAACTGGCGCATCCCCCGTAGTTCCCGATGCTCTAGAAGAACCAGTCGTAGGTGGAGCAAACTACGATGCTTCAACTGGTCTTTACACTGAGACCACAAACACTGCTGGTCAGAACTATGTTTGGAAGTACATGTACACCATCCCAACCGATGATGTTCTGAAGTTCCTTTCTTCTGACTTCATGCCAATCGTTCTTCCTGCTAATGCTTCTCGTGTTGCTACCGAATCTCTAGCAGTTGCTGGTGCTATTGATGCATGTGTCATTGAAGATCCTGGTGCTCTTCTTCCTGCTTCCCAAACCTTCTTCACTGAAGTCAAGGGCGATGGATCTGGTGCTATCGTAGAAATCACCACTATTGGTGGTGGTGTTATCAGTTCTGCTCGCATGGTAGAGCGTGGATCTGGTTACACTTATGGTAACGTTCTACTATCCAATGGCAACCTCTTCGGTACAAACACGAATGGTGTTCTATCCAACCCCGTAACAACCCCTGGAACATGGGAAGGAGCTGGTGCTATTGAGGTTATCCTACCACCTGCAGGTGGTCATGGTTCCGACATGGAAGAGGAACTGAACGGTAAGCGCGTAATGACCAACATTCGCCTAACCTATGCTGAGGGTGGTGGTGACTTCCCAGTAGACAATGACTTCCGTCGTATTGGCATCATTGCCGACCCACTTCTTACTGATGGTCCTGGCAACGTTGCAATTGAAGATACTCTATCTGGTCTAAAGGCACTTAAGGTCACTCTATCTGGTGGTTCTGCAGACTTCTCTGTTGACGAGACCATCGTTCAGACCGTTCCTGGTGGCACTGCAAAGGGTACAGTAGTTTCTTGGACACTTGATAGTGGTTCGACAACCAATGGTATTCTCAAGTACATCCAAACAACTGATGCACACACCGATCAGGGTGTAGTCAGAGACTTTGATCAAGCATCTGGTGCAGTCACTGGAGAATCTTCTTCTGCTTCTGCAAGCATTGCTAACTTCACTGGTAGTGGTGGAGGTTCCGATTTCACAAATGGTATTGCACCTTCTGAAATTCTGAACAACTCTGGCGAGGTTATCTACGTTGAGAACCGTCGTCTAATCACCCGTGCTCCTGACCAGATTGAAGACATCAAACTAGTAATCGAATTCTGATGTGAAAGAGAGATTAAGTCCCCCCAGAGATGGGGGGATTTTTTTTATCTCTACTAAATACTAGAGACTAGATACTAGCGATTTGGCGGAAAACAATGCCACAGAAGACTAACCTAAATGTAAATCCTTATTATGAGGACTTTGACGCGAGTAAGAATTTCTATAAGATTCTATTCCGTCCTGGATACTCTATTCAAGGTAGGGAATTAACCCAAGTTCAATCCATTCTCCAAAACCAAATTGAGAGTTTTGGTAGATATGCTTTCAAGCAGGGAGAACAGGTAATTCCTGGTGAGGTAGGTCTTAATACAAAACTAGACTATGTTAAGTTGTCTTCTGTTTCTGAGGTTGCTATTTCAGAAGGAAATGAAATTGTCTATAAGAAATATGACATTTCACAACTTGTTGGACAACAACTTCTAGGTCTAACTTCTGGTGTTGTTGGCACTGTTTTGTCAACAAAACTAGCGACAGAGAGCACAGCAGATACTCTATTCGTTAGTTACATTAACAGTGGTAATTCTAACACTGAACCTACTTTCCGTCAAGGCGAAACTCTAGAGGTTGTTGATGGTGTCAACACACCACTTCTAGTTGTTGGTACTGATGGTAGTGTTCTGCCAACTAGTATTCAGGTAACCAATCCAGATACTGGAGAAGTCACTTCTCTAGAAAGTCCTGCAATGGGATTTGGTTCTGCTGTTAAAGTACAAGAAGGTATCTATTTTGTTAACGGTTATTTTGTCCGTAATGATGAGCAACTTCTTGTCATTGAAGAGTATTACGATAAACCATCCGCGAAAGTAGGATTTACAATTAAAGAGGATATTGTAACACCAGAAGCAGATGCGTCTCTATATGATAATGCTATTGGTTCTTCTAATTACACTGCACCTGGAGCACACAGACTAAGAATTGGTCTAGAAATTAGAGAGTTTGCTCTGGATGCGATTACTGATAAGAATTTTATTCAACTTCTCACAGTTAAGAGAGGTATTGTACAAAGAAAAGTTAGTCCAACAGACTTTAGTGTTCTAGAGCAAACTCTTGCTCGCAGAACATTTGATGAGAGTGGTGACTACGTTGTCGATAACTTCGACATCGACATGCGCGAATGGGCACAAAAAGATGGCAACAGAGGCATTTACGGTGCTGATGAGTTTGGTCTTTACAATGGATATGATGCTGGAGAAGCTTCCAGAAAGATGGTTGCTAGCATTGGTCCTGGTAAAGCATACATCAAAGGATACGAGATCGTCAACAAAGAGACTAAGTATCTTGAGATCAATAAAGCAAGGGAAAGCACATCTTCTGATAACGTAACGCTGAAGTCCAGAGGTCTACCTACTCTGTCTGTTACTAATGTGTATGGTAGCGTTCCTCTTAATAAGGAAGGTTCGGATCTCACAGCGTACCCAGATATCTTCCTATATGGATCATTCTCAGATGGATCGATTGGAACTAATGGAACGGAAGGATCTACAGATCATAGACAAACTATTGCAAGGCGTGGTCTGACATTTACACCAAATGATGCTATCAAGACAGTTACTCTTAGGATTACTGGAACTAATGGTCAACCAACTCTAGGTGCTATCACTGACGCTAATTTTGAAACAACATATGCTAATGTTTACTATGTAAAAGCAAGAAGTGCAGAAGGAACTGCAACTGATATTGGAGTTGCAAAAACTCTTTCTTTTGCTACCATCAACAGACCAGAACTCGACACAAACGAAAATGCTCAGTTTCTTGAGTTGACTTTGTTTGGAAACAAGAAAGATCTAGAAGAACTACTGATTGAGCATAATGATGGTGATGCAGAGAAACTAACAAAACTGTATCTCACTGAAGCAGATGCAGAATCTGCCAATGCTGATACCGTATACTGGGGAGAGATCAGGGACTATAGTGATTGCATTACACCTGTAATTGGTAAGGTAAAACCAAACAACTTCTTCCTACAAAAGCGTGGCGAGGGTTTTAACTCTGATAGTGACATCGTTCTATCTAGAGGTCGTCTTGCAGGTGGTACTGCTAGTTACAACAGTATCTTTGGATTGTCTTATTTTGATCCTCAGTTCTTTACCAGAATTCTTCTAGAAACCGTTCCTTCTGGGTTTGATGAAGGTAAATATGTATTTGGTCTAGAAAGTGGCGCATACGGTGTTGTAGAAGGTCCTGCTTCTGGTGTTTATTCTACAGGAAGGTTACTATTTGTCAAGACACTTACAGGCAACTTTAAGTCTGGTGAAACTGTCAGAGATGAAGATGGCAATACAGTAAGAATTGCTAAAAACAATACACTGTCCCATTTTGTTGTAACAAAGAGAGGAAGTGGTTACACGGCAACTGATGCACAAGTTCAACTCAATGGTGTTACTTACGATAGCTCCAAGTTTACAGTAACTGTTTTTGGTGGTAAGGTTACTAAAATTGAAATTGCTAACCAAGCATTTGCACGTAATCTTGAGTTTGTTCAACCACCAGTAGTTACCGCTATTGGAACTGCAGATAGTGGTGGAGTTGCTATTGTTCGTCCTGTCCTAGTAAGAAATGCAGTAACTACCTTCACTCCACAAAATATTAAATCTGTTGCTGGAACTTATGGTTCTGGTGGAACTAATAGTTTTAGTGCTGATCTAGTAGTTGATGATCAGACTTACTCTTCTATTACATCTGTAACCGACTTTACTTTCTTTGGTAAGAAAGGAACAATGTATGTAGAATCCACCAGTTTTAGTGCTGATGCTTCTGCTTTGGTTCAGCAAGGAGATCTTATTCAGTTCTCTGATGCTGATAACAATTTGGTTCGTGCTATTGTACAATATGCAACTCAAGCTGGAGGTGCATCTAAGACTAGAATTTATCTAGACACTGCACTTCCTGGAGATGTAACCAACACAAGTATTGTGCGTTTGCGTCCGAAAGCAACTAACACAACTTCTGGTACACTGCTATTCCCAACTGGCAGTAAACAAGTAGAACAAATTTCCGTTGGTGGAGATGATACTAAGATTAAGTATTACTTCCGTAGAGATTTTGTCACAACTGCTGCATCTGGTGATGGTGTCATCACTTTTGCTGCTCAACTACCATTTGGTACACAAAGATTTACAGCATTCACAGAAGAAAACTACCTTATCACAGTTCTAGACCCAGGTGATGCACCTGATATTGTAAAAGGTGATATTGTATACATTCCAGCAGATTCGGTATCAATTGCTTCTTCTACTGATACTGCAAGTGGTCTAACTTCTGGTTCTATCAGTCTAGAAATTCCTAGTGGATATTTTGGAACTATTCCTAGCAATGGAACGTTCCCTAAACTTAAGTTGACTGCAACCTTGGAAGTTTCTAATGCGAAACCAAGACTTAAGACTGCTATTAGAAATAAGAGAATTATTGTTACTGCATCTGGTGACCGTGTTATTCCTTTGAGAGGTAATGACTATGACAGTGAAGTCATCGAACTAGTTTCTTACTCTGATGTATTCAAACTAAGATATGTTTATGAGGGTACACCATCTCAACCACCTGAAGTTGATACAGCTGGTAACCTAGTATCTGGTACAGACGTTACTTCACGTTATACATTTGATGATGGTCAAAGAGACACAGTGTATGACGTTTCTAGACTAGTTCTCAAACCAGGATTTGAGGCAGCAGGTGGACAACTAGTTATTGCATTTGACTATTTTGTACATTCTCAGGGTGATTTTGTCACCATCGATAGTTATTTACATGAGGCAGGTGTTCCTGAGGATGAAATTCCATCCTTTAATTCTCCTGTACTAGGAAATATCGAACTCAAGAATGTAATTGACTTCCGTCCAAAAGTTGATGCTAATGCTATCATCCCAGGTTATCTCGACAGGTCAATTCTAGAAGTCACTGAAGGATCTTTTGCTGGTGCTGGTGCAGTTATTTCCAGTAGTCCTGCTCCCGATAAAAATCTAGAGTATACATTCTCTTTCAGTCAAGTCCAATACCTAGATCGTATTGATGGCATCTTCCTTAATAAGAAAGGTGAGTTCCTTGTTAAGGAGGGCAACTCTTCACTGAACCCAACCAAACCAGATCCCATTGAGGACGCTGTTGCTCTCTTCTATGCATACATTCCAGCATATACTAGAACCAGCAAAGATGTAAGAATTACTCCAGTTGATAACCGTCGTTACACAATGCGTGACATCGGTAAACTAGAGAAGCGTATTGAACGCCTTGAGTATTATACCACTCTTAGCATCCTAGAGCAACAAGCTCTGAACATGCAAGTTAAAGATAGTGTAGGTCTGGATAGATTTAAGTCTGGTTTCTTTGTCGATAACTTTGAAACACATAGAGGAAATCTAACTTCACTGGATCATCGTTGTGCTATCGATCCTCAACAGTCTGTTCTACGTCCTCAATCTAAAGAAGATAACATCAAACTAAAAGAAGTAAATGTTCGTGAAGATCAAAGATCTGTTTCTGGATATAAGAAAACTGGAGATATTGTAACTCTACCATATACAAATCTATCTCTTCTTGGTAACAGTTTTGCTTCCACCAAAGTTAATCCAAATCCATTTGTTGTTCTACAATATGTTGGTGATGGTGAACTGTCTCCATCAATTGATCAATGGTACGATCAAACTGAAGAACCACTAGTCGTAGATACAAATACAAGTCTTTTCAATATCTTCTTGGCAAAAGAAGACATTAAAGAAGCATTTGCGAGTATTCATAATTCGTTTGTTGTAAACTGGGTTGGTGCAGCACCAGCATTCACCTCTATCAATTCTCTTGGAGAAGTTAACACTCAACAATCTAGTGCTACTGTCGAAATGGCATCGGTATCTAGTTCTTCTAATATTAGTCCTCAAAACAATGAGGTTGGTAAAGGTGTCAAGTCTAAGACCGTAAGAGGAAATATTGTTTCTAATTCACTATCATTCTTTGCTAGATCTACGGCAGTTAAGTATGTGATTAGAAGAATGAAACCAAACACGAGAATGTATGTTTTCCTAGAAGGAAGAGATGTTTCTCGTTGGGTCAATCCAGACTTGAGATTTACTGGTATTGCTGGTAACTCTCTATCTGCATTTAATGGAACAATTACAACTGATGAGTATGGTAATGCATCTGGTCTAATCATTCTCCCTGCAGGAAAACCACCACTAGAGAATGCAACTTGGACTGGAGATGTTGATACTGTTGATTATGATAATTCTGCAGATGAAGTATCAATTACTTCGGGAACTCTAACCTTCAGATTTACTTCTAGTTCTACCAATGCACCTAAAGCAGAAGTAGATAGTTATACTGAAGTCAAGTATTATGCTACTGGTATTCTACCCGAGAACCCAGGCAGCATTGTATCGACAAAACCATCTTACTTCAAATCGAATGAAGGTGTTCAGTTGATCGAGAGCAATACTGACAATCCTGTAAGACCCAATCCACTAGCACAGACCTTTAAAGTTGAAAATCTAGATGGTGGGTGTTTTGTCACTGGTGTAGATCTCTTCTTCAGTAAGAAGAGTACAAATGTACCAATTAAGACTTATATTACTAATGTAGATGCAGAGAAACCAGGCAAGAATGTTGTTCCTGGTTCTGAAAAAGTTTTGCCACCAAATACATTCTTGAAGTGTTATGCTAACGGCGATGTCTCTGTTTACAAAGGAGACGTTGTAACAGGCAATTCTTCTGCTGCATCTGGTCCTATTCTAAAGATCTTTGATAAAAACAATGTAGAGCTAGTCGCAACTGCATCTGGTAAGTATAGTCTAACTAATGAACAGGTTTACACTGTAGTTCTTAGCAACCACAATGGCAAATCTTTTGTTCAGAATGAAGACCTAAGTATTCCTTCAGTAACACAAGCTAATAACCTTAATGGAACACAACTCAAACTTACCATTGCAAAAGACAGTGGAAAAGTTTCTGCCTTGAGAGTTACAAATCCTGGTCTAAACTATGATAGCGCAATCCTAACAATCGAAAGTCCACAACTTCCTGGTGGTTCTACTGCTACCGCAAGAATTGATGTTTCTGGTGGTAAAGTTTACAACGCAGAAGTTTCTCTAAATGGTTTTGGATATACCGAAGCACCTTCTGTTGTTGTTAAGGGTGTTGGCAATGGCGCTGGCGGATGCACCATTCAAACTTTCATCGAAATTGATACACCTGCAGTTAGAATGGGTGTTGCAACTGACCAAGAAGGAACAACAGAATCTACCACACCAACATACTTTGCGTTTGAGCATCCTGTATATCTACAGAATGATACAGAGTATGCTCTGGTTGTAGAAACAGATTCTACTGATTATCAAATGTGGACATCGAAACTTGGAGAAACTGATGTTTCTACCAGCACTGTTATTACAACACAACCTTCTCTAGGATCTGTTTATAAGTCTCAGAATACAGAGAGTTGGACTGAGGATATCTTTGAAGATCTTAAGTTTACTCTATACCGTGCAGAGTTTGATATTAGCAGACCTGCAACTCTAGAACTTAAGAACGAAAATCTAGGTTACGAACTCTTACAAGAAAACCCAATTGAAACTAGTGCTAGTGCTAATACTAATGCTACTTCCCTACTCTTTAAGAATAATAACAGAGTTCTAAAAGTTTCTCATAGAGATCATGGATTTGAAGATAGCGGCAAGTCCTACGTTTTCTTCAGATCTGTTCTAGAAACTGGTGGTATTACAGCGGATATTCTAAATAGCGAACTATTTGCAGTTAGCAATGCTGGTGTGGATAGTTACAATATTACTTCTGCTACCAGAGCTTCTAGTAGTTCTGTTGGTGGTGGAGTACAAGCGTATGCAACCCACAACAGAAAGTTTGAAGTTCTATATCCACAGGTTAATTACCTATCGTTTACAGGAACTAAACTAGAAAATACAGTAAGAACAACCAACGTTATTCCTGTAGATTCTAGTACAACAAACTATGTCTCATATTCCCAGTCTGATTACGAGAAGACGTTCCTGAATGAACCACACTTCTTCACTAACCAGAAGATGATTGCTTCTCAGATTAACGAAACCCTTAATAATCTGTCTAGTTCTTTGACTTACAAGATGGTTCTCTCGTCTACTAAGTCTCATCTATCACCTCTTGTAGATCTTTCCAGTGCGTCTGTTAAGACATCTTCCAGTAGAGTAGAAAATGCTTCTGGTCAGGAAGGTAGATATGGTAGAAAAGATCAAATTATTAAGTTCTTCCCTGTATATCAATTCCAATTGGCAGGCAACGGAGGAACTGAAATTCAAGAAAATCAAATCATCAAAGGTGTTACAACTAAAGCAACTGGTATTGTTGCAAGAGTGAATGGTTCTGTTGTTTATGTTAGAGTAAAAACCGCTCAATTCTTCCAAAAAGGAGAAACTGTAGAACTAGGAGATCAATTATCTTTGACTGGAGTTACTGTGGATTCTAATCCAACAGAATTGTTCTTTGACATTGCGGATGGCGCTACTATTGTAGCACGTAATCCAAACGTACTTGCACAAACTTATGATAATGTTATTACAGGTAAAGCAGTCTTGTGGAATAACAAGTCTCAAGAGTTGACACTAAGAACAGATGTTCAACCAATCAACGACGATTTCACTTCTAGAATTATTGATAATGCTGCATTCACTAGAAATGCTACTACAAATGAGCAGTCTGCAGATATCTTCCGTGTAGGAGATATTATTAAATATCCAACACAACCTGATGAGGAAGATAATTATCTGGAAATTGGAACTATTACATATACCAATGGTATTGACTTTGTTGCAGAGGATACATCTAAGAATAGTTCTTCTATTGCTAAGTATGTTACCAAAGAGATTGGAATTAGCAACCCAGCTACATCTATTGATGTAAGACTAACTGCTAATGTCAAGGACATCACTAATGTAAAAGTTCTCTATAAGATTAAGAAGTCTTCTAGTCAGGAAAACTTTGAAGATATTGAGTGGGAGTATTTCAATGGCGATGGTTCCCCAAGTGTTTTTGAAATTGCTAGCAGCGAGAACAGTATTTCCAGTGCTGTTGAGAAACAATCTTCTTACCAAGAATTGCAATACAGTGTAGATTCTCTACCCGAATTCTCTTCGTTTGCTGTCAAGATTGTCATGAATACTGTGGATCCTGCATTCGCTCCTAAAATTCAAGACATTCGCGCTGTTGCTTCTTTCTAATTTCCGCGTATGGATTTCCTCAAGGTTGAAGGTCACGATGGTCTTGTACGAGACCAAAACACAGGTGCCATCATCAATCGAGACGATTCTGCTATAGCTGCTAGGCGTAAATCCAAGCAGCTAAGTTCCGCGTTAGATGACATAAATATGTTGAAGAATGAACTCTCTGAGATTAAATCCCTACTGCGAGAAGTAATCAAAAATGCCAGCAATTAATGTAGCACGTACTGACACCTTTGAACAACAAAGGGTCAAGATTAATGAGATAGGAACTCAACTTTTTAGTATCTCTGCTGGTGGATCAGATCTCTCAGCAGGTAATATTAAACTAGGTGACGGTACTAGATCTGCACCATCTCTTGCTTTTGTAAGCGACAGTCAACTCGGTTTATACAAAGCAGATAATAATACACTTGGATTTGTTTCTAACACCAAGAAACTAATCGACTTCAATGATATTAATACGAAGACATATAAAGATTTTGTCTTTCAAAAGAAAATTCTCCTTACTGATGGTGTTACTATTACCAGCACTGGTAGTGGATATGATGAAGGTACATATGAACTAACACCTTTGGTTGGTGGTACTGGTGACGGTGGTATTGCAACACTAATCGTTGAAGGATTTGCTGGCAATATTCTAAACAATGGTGCAAACTATAACCCAGGTCAATTTACAGGTATTGACTTGATTGGTGGCAATGGCACTGGTGCATCTTGTGAATTTGTCGTTGAAGAACTGGAAGGTGGTATTACTAATGCTGGTAGTGGTTATCCACCTGGAGCATACCTAGATATCCCAACAACCAGTTCTGGATCTGGTACAGGAGCAACTCTCGACCTAACAGTAACTGGTGATACATCTCTAACTTTAAGCATTAATAATGCTGGTACTGGTGGAAGTCAAGGTTCTTATCCTTCTGTAGATGTTTACAACGTTCCACGTCAAACCTATATTGTTACCGTACTTGGAAATGGTCCATACGAATATGTAATTGATGGTGTTAGTAGACCCACACTTACATTTGAAAGAGGAAACACATACAGATTTGATGTATCGGATCCTAGTGTTATTGGTCACCCCATGTTCTTCCATGGTGCAGGTGATCCACTAAACCAACTTCCCGATCAATTCACCCAAGTAGTATTCGGATCCGAGGGTACTCCTGGAGCATTTTATGATCTAGTTGTCCATCCAGACGCACCTAACGCTGTTGGTTATGGTTGCGTAAACCATGGAAACATGGGACAGGCAACTAATGCGGTTATCACTGGTGCAGAAACAACTTCTGGTAGAGGTGCAACAGCAACTGTTGATGTTGATGCTAGCGGAAACGTAACATCAGTTACTGTTACTAATGCTGGTACTGGATATAACACTGGCGACCAAATTCAATTTATTCCTGTACAAATCGGTAATACAACTGGAGTTGTAGTTGATATTACCGCAGTATCTTATGTCAGTAGTGTTACTGCTGCGTTTGTTAATCAGCAAGGTCAAGATTACGTATCGGGAGAAGTTCTATCCGTAAGTAACGCTAATATTGGTGGCGTTGGTTCTGGATTTGAATTTACTGTCACATCTGATCCTGGTGTTATTTCCGATTTTGATTTAACTACTTTTGGATCTGGTTATCAAGTAGGTGATACTTTAGGTCTTCCACAGGGTGTTAGTGGTATTACAACCGTCCTTCCTGGTACTATCACTGGTGTAACCACAACTCTGACTGCTGGTGTATCCCAGATTACGGTTGCTGATACTAGCAATCTTGCTGTTGGTATGAATATTTTCAACGGTCAAGGTGACGTTGGATTTGTTGCACAGGGTGCTGTAATTCAAAGTATTGACAGTGGAACTACTCTAACTATGTCTTTCCCTGCTGACACCTCTGGTGCAGCAAGTTTGACATTTACATCACCCAACACGCAACAGATCAATGTTGCTTCTGTTGTTGGTATTGCTGTTGGTGATGGTGTTACACAAACAGCAGGTTCTGGTGTTCTTTCT